CTCTCCATTGACCGGCTGGAGGCCGCCGGGCTCCCCGTGGTGTTCCATGTGCATGATGAGGTGGTCATTGATGTGGCCCCCTGGGACACGGAGGACGCCATGCTCTCCACCGTCTGCTCCATCATGGGGGAGCCGGTGCCCTGGGCCCTGGACCTGCCCCTCAAAGCCGCCGGGTGGGTGGGCTACTACTTCACAAAGGATTAAATCAAAGGAGGCACGGACCATGCACATGGTAAACGATAAAGGCGAGGCCGTCTATTACAACCTGGTCCGCAAGAACAACAAGGACTACTGGCTGGTGCAGGGCATCGGCTCCACCGTTGTCTATGGACGGGACCGGGAGCGCCGCAAGAGCCGCCATTTCACCCAGGAACAGCAGGCGGAGCGCTACCTTGCCCGGCATGGTTTCCGGCCCGATTGACCGCCGTTTTTTCCGGCGGAAAAATCCACCGCCTCATAACAACCTCTAAATCACTTTAGCCCCCCCCCGCCAGCAGCGGTGGCGGGGCGTGGGAGGGCTCTTTTTGAAATACATTGCATCCTGCTCTTTCGGCAAGGACAGCCTTGCCATGATACTCACCATAATCAAGCACGGCCTACCGCTGGATGAGGTCATCTATTGCGAGGTCATGTTTGATGAACATATCAGCGGAGAATACCCGGAGCACGCCACTTTCATCTATAACAAGGCCATCCCCATCCTTGAGCTCTGCTACGGCCTCAAAGTGACTGTGCTGAGGGATAAAACCACCTATAAAGAGAACTGTTACCACATACGGACAAAAGGAAAGAGGGTGGGAACCCCGCTGGGCTTTCCATCCAGGCTGGCAAACTGGTGCAACGGTTACTTAAAAATGCGCCCCATAAATGCCTACCACAAAAGCCAGATGGACACCATCCATGAGTATGTAGGAATTGCAGCGGACGAGCCGAAACGACTTGAACGCTTGCGAAAATCCCCCACTTCGTCTGCTCCTCTTGCGGACTTCGGAATTACGGAGGCAGAGGCTCTGGAAATATGCAAAGAGCATTTTCTGCTTTCGCCTATTTATAAGACACAAGAGCGCAATGGCTGCTGGTTTTGTCATAATGCCCGAATAGGGGAAATGCGTTCTCTTTGGAAACACCATCCAGAATTGTGGGCAGAACTGCATGAAATTCAAAATATTTCTGAAAATCCATTCACAAATAGGGCCAGTATTTTTGACCTTGAAAAGCGTTTTGAAAAGGAGGCTCAAATGCCATGAAAATCATCTCTCCCAGCTTTGAAATTCTCACCCCGCTGGACGGCCAGGCCATCCTCAAACACATTGAGCTGTGCGGGCGGGTGTGCTACAAGTCGGAGGACAAAATCACCGACACCAGCGCCGCCACCTTTGTGGCCAGCATCATCAAGCGAGGCCATGAGGCCGTGCTGGAGCACTATGACATCACCGTCAAGTTTATCTGTGACCGGGGCGTGTCCCATGAGCTGGTCCGGCACCGCCTGGCCTCCTACTGCCAGGAAAGCACCCGCTACTGCAACTACTCCAAAGACGGATTTGGCGGAGAAATCACTGTCATCTGGCCCTATTTTCTGTCAAAAGGGAGCACCGCCATGCAGCATTGGGTGTGGGCCTGCCGCCAAGCGGAAGATGCTTATTTCAACATGCTCAACTTTGGCTGCACGCCCCAGGAGGCCCGGTCCGTACTGCCCAACAGCCTCAAGACGGAGGTGGTGATGACCGCCAACCTCCGGGAATGGCGGCATTTTTTCAAGCTCCGCACGGCTCCGGCGGCCCACCCCCAGATGAGAGAGCTGGCCGTCCCGCTGCTCCACCAGATGCAGGAGCTTGTCCCCGTGGTGTTTGATGACCTGGAGGTGCACCATGAAAAGAGCTGAAATACTGGAGGCCGCCCGTGTCTGTGTCTGCGGAGAGCGTGAGCGGGACTATGGCACCCCGGAGAACAACTTTGAAACCATCGGCCTGCTGTGGGGTGTCTACCTCCGGGCGGCCCACCCGGAGCTGACCAAGGTCATGGCCGTCAACCACATCACCCCCAAGGATGTGGCCGCCATGATGGGGCTGCTCAAGGTGGCCCGGATTGCTACCGGCTCCAGCCCGGACAGCTTTGTGGACCTGGCCGGTTATGCGGCCTGTGCCGGTGAGATTGCCACCAAGGAGGTGTAGACACCATGAAAATGGACCAGGTGGCCTCATCTCAAAACGATGAGTTTTACACCCCGGAATATGCCATCAAGCCCATTCTCAAATATCTCAAAATGCCCTGCGTGGTGTGGTGCCCCTTTGATACTGCGGAAAGCAACTTTGTCAAGATGCTCCAGCGCTATGCTGCCTGCGGCGTGTCGGTGGTCCACACCCACATTGAAACAGGCGGGGACTTTTTCAGTATAGACCCCCCCCGATGTGACTACATCATAAGCAACCCACCCTATTCCGTAAAGGGCCCTGTGCTCCAGCGGCTTTTCCAGATTGACAAGCCTTTTGCCATGCTGGTGGGCGTGGTGGGCCTCTTTGAAAGCCAAGAACGCTTTGAGATGTTCCGGGACAACCCCTTTGAAATCATGTACTTAAACCGCCGTGTAGCCTATTTCAAAGACTACGCCGAACAGAAACCCTCACTCAACCCGCCCTTTAGCAGCGTGTATGTGTGCCACAACATGCTCCCGGAGCGCATTGTGTTTGAGGAAATCGAAAAGAGATAGGAGGCTTTGACCATGGCCAAGAACAAGAAACGCCGCCGCCCGCTGCCCAAGACCTGTGACCCCAACGTGTGTGACCATTGCATGTATCTGGGAGAGGGTGACTTTGTGTGTGACCTCCACGGCCTGGGGCCGGAGGAAACTGTCTTTGTGATGGAGGATTGGGAGCCGACTGAGCATTTCCTCCAGTGCCGCCGTGAGGCCCGCCATGAATAGGCAGGAACGGCGCAAGCTGAAAAAGCAGGGCGTCCAGGTGCCCAAGGACCCCAGCATCAACATCAAGCTCTCTGATCTGGGCCGGGGCATTATGACCCCGGCCATGGAGAGCGCCATGATGCACGAAATAAACCAACAATGCCTTGAGGCGGACGCCCGCTTTTCCCTTGACCTGGACACCATGGTGCTCTGGACCCTGTTCCAGCACTATGGCTGGAGGGAAAAGCGGCTCCATGACTTCTACCTGGCAATGGCCAGGGAACACCGCCGGATGAGGGAGTATTACCAGATGGATGACCTCTACCCGGAGCGCTACAAGCTCAAGGAAAAAGGCATTGACGTTGAAAAATGGCAAGAGGAGGTGCTGCGAGATGACCCCTAAACCCTGGGAAAACGGTGAGGGCTACCCTGACCCCACCGCATACAACGCCCTGCGGCCTATCATGCAGGAGGACGCCGCCCTGGAGGGAAAGGTCAATTTTCTCATCAAGGTGCTCAAGTTTATCATTGCGGAAAGTGGCTTTGAGCTGCTGGCCCGCATCGAAATCAAGGACAAAAAGACCGGGAGGTGTTTTAGATGAAAGCCATTGCCATCGACTTTGACGGCTGCCTGTGTGATAACGCATACCCGGCGATCGGCGCTCCCCATTGGGGCGTCATCGCCAGGGCCAAGATGGAACAGGAGGCCGGTGCTGGCCTCATCCTCTGGACCTGCCGGGAGGGCCAACTGCTCCAGGAGGCCGTGGCCGCCTGCGAAAGCTGGGGGCTTCACTTTGACGCCATCAATGAGAGCCTGCCATCCTGGATTGCAGCCTTTAACAACGCTCCCCGCAAGGTGGGGGCCAGTGAGTATTGGGATGACCGGGCGGTGCCCATGGGCGGAGAGCAGGAGGTCAACCAAGTCATTGAGGCCATCGGCCTGCCCGCCGTGCTGGAGCAATGCGCCGAGGAGCTGGCTGAACTGACCCAGGCGGCGCTCAAAATGGCCAGAAAGCTCCGGGGTGAAAATCCCACGCCGATGACACACGCCCAAGCGGCGGAGCATCTGCATGAGGAGCTGGGAGATGTCCGCCTGTGCCTCAAGGTCCTGGATGTCGCCGTGGGCGGAGATAACACCACCGCCGTGGAGGCGGAAAAGCTCCGGCGCTGGCTGGACCGATTGACCCCGGAACGAGAAAAACCAGAGTAAGAGGTGCCGCCCCATGCAATATGACCGCAAAATCACAATATCCGCCGGGAGCAACCGGCGGGCCATGACCTGGCAAGCCCAGACCATGCTCATCTCCGAGCTGTGGGCCCGGCTCCAGGCCCCCGCCAGAGGCACGGAAACCCTGGCTGCATATCTGAATATGAAAAAGGCCCAGCAGGATGACCTCAAGGATGTGGGCGGCTTTATGGCCGGCACACTGTCCGGGCCCCGGCGCAAAGCCAACAATGTGACCGGGCGTGATGTCATCACC